TATGTCAGCCCACTCTTTGCGGCTATCTACGTCTGCATCTATTAAACCTACAAGTTCGTCTGCTAGAGAGGCTAAGTAATCTTCGTCCAGCTCTTCAGCTAGATTAGCGTCAAAGTCTAAAGAATCCAAAGACTTATCGTCAGGAATTAATGTTATTTCTACGCTGCCATCGTCTAGAGTAACCATGTCAGGATTGACTATCTCAATCTCTAATTCTTGTTCTGTTGGCTTTTCTTCAAGGGCTGCTTCATCTATACCTTGAGGTGCAACGCTTATACTCTTCTCAATTGCCATAATTTAGCCTCTTAATAATACCCACTGCTAGTGCGCTTGAAGTATCGTTGTTCTTCTGCTTCATCACTGGGTAGTCGTATGAACCCACCCTGTCGGAACCGCATTAGAGCCATGACGGTGGAGTCCACCAAGTCATCGTTACTCATAAATGGGAATCCCGCTATTTCTTCTACCACTTCTTCAGCCCAGCGTGTCTGGGGAACCCAGCACAGACCAGAAGCCACAATATCAGATACCGAGTTTAGCCGCGCTAGTTTATCACCCGAACCCCTATGCGGCGTATACTCCGATACAGGCAGTCCCATCCTACGCATTTCTTGGTACAGGGCTACACCAGAACTCTTCTTCTCCACGATAAATGAGTCAGGCTCCCAGTACTCATATTCTTCCATTGCTAGCTCTTTTAGCTCTGGAAACTCCAATCGTTTCTTAATACTGTTCAATAGTATTATATTATACGCATTCTCTTCCTCATAAAAGAAGACCCCCCACGTAGTTAATGCGGTAAAATCGGCCCTATTGTGCTTTTCTGCTGCCGCATCCAGTGACATTATGATGTATTCGCAAGATGGGGGTTCTTCGCTCATCCATAAATTCCACCACTCACGCTTTACAAGTGCAGCTTCTTCGGCAGTAGGTTCTTGCTGATACTGAGCATTCCACTGAAACGTAGGCATCGACGCTTTAGTACGTAACAGCGCCTCTAGGTCAAAGAACTCAGGCCACAGGGGTTTCTCTACAACTTCCTTAGTCTCTGGATCAACAAACTCTAGTATTGCAGGGAACTCTACTACCTCATACTGGTCAGACCGCTCGTTCTGGGACATGTCTTTAACAACACGCCCCGTTAGGTCATCCATGTGCCACCGTGTCTGGATAATAGCTACACGACCCCCCGGCATCAGGCGAGTACGCGCACCGAACGTATACCACTCGTAGGCTTTCTCAAACACAGAGAAGTTACCGTTAATCACGTCCTGCTCAGAGTGTGGGTCATCTACAAGTAGTAAGTCAGCACCACGACCAGCTAGTGCAGAGCCTACACCACAGGCGTAATACTCCCCTCCTGCGCTAGTATTCCACCTACCTGCTGATTTAGAGTCTACAGCTAGCTTAGTAGTAGGAAATATAGCCTTATATTCGGGGGTGGCGATCAAATTACGCACTTTACGTCCAAAATCTACCGCCAAGTCCGTAGTGTGCGACACCATCATCACTTTTTTGTTCGGATTACGCCCCAAAAACCACGCTGGGTAGAAAATAGACACCAATTGAGACTTGCCGTGGCGTGGTGGGATGTTTACACAGACTCTATCCTTGTCCCCACGCTCAATTGCCATCAACATATCCGCTAGGATGCGGTGGTGCTTACCTACGATAAAGTCAGGCATCATGGCTTTACAGAATTCTATCAGATCGTCATAGGCTAGCTTGTTCTGCCTACGATTTGACAGCTCATCCACCATCCTCTCGATCTCTTCGACTTCCTCTACCGAGTACTCGCTTAAATTATCAAGAAGTAGTTGGATCTCTTCATCAGTGAAGTCTTCAGGCGGAGTTTTCATCTACCAACCCTAGCTCTGCATCCACATCTATCACTTCGCCATCTAATATCACAGCATCCTCGGCTTCATCTGAAGGGTTTACTAGTTTCTCCAGCTTGCCTCGCAGTTTTGCACGGAGATCATCGGTAGATTGGTGGGTAACAGTGATCTCAGACTTCTCAGCGAACAAACTCACATCTGAAATCTTACCTAATAGCTCTAACGCTTTGATGCGAGTACGTGGGTCAGGGTTCTCGGTCTCTAGGATCAACTTATTTGTAATCAGATGACGGATACGTATGGCAGAAGTGGCTACCGACTGTCCAAACTCCTGCAAAATGTTATTAGTAAGCACTAATGACGCAGGGGTAAGGGTCGCTGCTCGCTTATTATTGGTTTTCTTAGAGGTCTTCTCTGGATCTTCTGCATAAGACAGGGCTAGTTGTGCGGCTATGTCCTTATCTTCGGCGTTGGGAGTGAGGTCTACTCCATGTTCCTCCAACTCTAGGGCGCTAGCGAATGCTACAGCGGCTCTTTTAGCCAAGTCCATGTGTTTTACATCAGGAGGCATAGGCACTCCTAGCTCTGGCTCTAGTACAAAGGTCATATCTGATCGCAGGTTATTCACCGAAACGCATATATACCAGAAAAAAATTTTTTTGACAAGCATTAGGATTGCTATAGGGGGGTATTTGCTATATAGGGAACGGCCTCAACTCCACCCAGAAAACGGGATTTACTCGTCTGGATTGGTAATATATAGAGAACGGGACTCCGATAGCTGTGATCGGGGTGGTGGGGGTAAACCCTCCTGAATCAGGAGTAAAACAGGTTTTTACTGGGTTTTATTGCCTTTTTGTGGGCATTAGTTGACATCATAGGTCTTAGTCTATAACTTTAAGGCATCGCTTAAGCAACACCAAGCGAGCAGGGACAGCCCCCCGAATGCAAGGGGCGAAGTAGTTAAAGTCCTCCGGTTCAAGTCCGGCGCACGGCTCCGATGTCAACACGACTAGCCCGTAAAGCGATACACACTGAGAGCGGCCTCTAGCGTGAGGCGAAGACACCATCCCCCACATGGGGTTTACACTCAATTCATTTAACCTAAAAGGTTTTTCATTATGGGCATCGAATCAAACGTAGCACCAGTAGCACCAGTAGTATCCCCGTTCGCTAAGATCATTAGCGGATTGAACACCCTCTCGGTTGCCATTAGATATGGTGATGACTCAGCAGACTACACCGTAGATAATGCGGCGTTGATGTCCAGTTATTCCGAGGCTTTAAAAGCGAGCGGCTTACATGGCGCGATGCTCGATGGAGTGGTCAAGGGGCTACGGCAAGTAGCAACCGAGGCCGGTGTTACAAAGTTAACCGGCGCGTTCCTGCTATCACCCATTGCCGGTAGGACAGATGTACCTTCGACTTGTCCGACTGAGTACTGGGAGCCGTTAAAGGCTTGGTTCCAAAACGGTCAGGATGAGGCCACGAAAGCGGCACGGCTTGCGAAGTCGGAGGGCGACACGCTCACCCCGATACAACACGCCCTGTTGTCCACTGGTGATAAGAGTGTGGCTACTGTTATGGGTAACCTTAGTGGCAGGATTGACCGCGAGAACAAAGCGGCTGATGCACCTAAGACTAACCTTCCTAAGCATTGGACGGCGGCAGTGATTAAACGGTACACAAAGTTAATCGCGGCTCTGAAGAAAGAATCAGAGTCAAAAGACTTCACTGCTGAAAAGCCTGACCGCGATGTGGTCGAGGCGTGCGTCACCATTAAGGAAATGGAAAGGTTGGCGGAATATATGGTTAAAATTCTCCAAGACACAAAGTATGAAGATAAAGATTAACTCTCACGGATAGATACACCGCGCCACGGACGGCGCTTTTTAGTAGGAACCATCATGCACTATTCAGATCCTGATTATGATAAAGAACGGAAGTTACTTAACCGCCGAGGCAAGCGATTGTTAAAGGCTGGTAAGAACCTACCCCAACCAGCACCAGCTAAGGTTCGCGTCCAACACCTGCGCGATCTAAAAAAGCTATTCACTACGGAGCTAGACGAATGAACGCAACTGAACGGAATGAACGTGCCGCCAAGTACATCGCGCTTAAACAATACCAGCGCAGGATGGAACGGCGCGATTGGATAGAGGTAGGCTTTATGTTTATCTTTGCAACCTTTGTGGCTGTTGGATGGCTACTTACTTCGGCTTGACCGATACCCCTGTTCACCTTCGGGTGGATGGGGGATTTTTTTTGCTCTTGAAACCAGTTCCTTTAGTAGCGTAGCG